TGGTGTCTATCATGCGACGGCCGCCCGTGGTCATCAGCTTGAACTTGAACTGCGACGGCTTCCCCTCGGCTGTCATCTCAGACGGGACGAGTCCTCCCCAGCGTTCGTCCACGCGCACCTGAGTGACGAAGCGCTCGAGGTATTGGCGCACAGCCACGTCGCCCGGCCGCGCGTCAGTCAGCAACAGCTCTGGCGGGACCTCCATGATAGGCATGCCTGTCAAGTCGCGCTCGATGCCTGTTGCCTCGAACTGCTGAATCCGCTTGAGGTAGTGGTAGGGTATGACAGCGGGCCGCAGCAGGGACTTGCCCTCGGGGTTGCCCTTGAAGACCTTGGTGCGGAATAGCAAGGCCTTCTCCATCGGGATGAAGATGTTTCCTTTGTTGAACGCCGAGGGGTCGTTCTGCGTCCAACCTAGCAGCCCTCCCTCGGTATCGTACTCCCAGCGTTGCAGTGTCTCCTGGCCCCGAATCTCAAACTTGCGCCAACCCCACTTTCCATCGTTGTATTGGCTGTTGGTGGTGGGGTCGTCCGTTTCGCCTTTGCGCAGCTTGTAGACGATCTCGAAGGGCGCGAACCCCGCCCAGAGCATTGACAGAGCCTCCGAGATGAAGTCCTCGAAAGTATGGCTCATGTCCTCCAACGCGCCCTCTGTCTCCTCGGCCTCGTCTTTGGCCGCGTCGGACTCATTAGCGGGCTCAACGCGCCATTCGACCTGGCGGATCAGCATCTCAATGACGTTCAACGCGGCCGCAATGATAGGTGAGTTGTCTATCATCTCGCGGTAGTAGCGAATCCCCTGCATCCCACGGAGCCGCGCAAGGAATTCTTCGTTGATATAGCCGCCAAACTGCTTCAGCCCCGTAGTGCCTAGAATGGCCTGCGGGTCCATCTCCTCGTCCGGCACGTCGAAGTTTACGGTATTGTTGACATGAGCGACCATGTTACATGCTCCACGGGTTGGTCTGCGCGCCGACGTCGAGATTCAGCTGCAGCTTGGAGTAATCGGGGCGTCGCTTGTAGCGGCTCAGGGCCTGGGATAGCGTATCTACTTGGTCGTTGAATGCTGAGTTCGGGAAGGAAATCAGCTCGTCAACAAGGTCATCGGCCCACCGCTCGTCCGGGATGAGGACGTTGCCCGCCTCAATGAGAGGGGAGACTGAATGCAATCGAGCCTCCTTGGAGCCCTCGACTTGAACCGCTATGAGACCCGAGATTTCAGCCTTGAGCGAGGAGATGACTGCGGGGCCGTTCGCCTTGTCCTCGACGAGGACGGCTGTGCATTGCGGGTAGCGGTCAGCCATCTTTCGGATTGTCGCGAGGGTCTTGGGGAAGTCCATTCGCTCGCGGTGCTGGTCGACCAGGTAGAAATCGGCTCCCTTGCGGCACCAGATTTGACCGCAGACGTAGCTGCCCTTCCGTGTTTCTTTGAACGTCAGGTCCCACGATTGTAGCCAGTTGTCGCATCCCTCGGGGAGGTGTCTATAGCGCCTCACCCAGCTACGCTGCACAATGCTCCCCTCTGGCGGGGCCGGGCGTTGCTGAAACAGCGCGTTCCAAAAGTAGCTGCCGTTGGCCTTGTTCTTTTCTAGAATCTCAAGCGGGAACTTGTCAGGCCATAGGGCCTCTCCCACGTCGCGAGGGTCGCGCGGGTCGCCATTCGGCTCGCAGACCGCTGGGAGCGAGATCACATGCCATTGATCTGAGGCCGGGTCCTCGGCCATCTGCTTCAACAGCCTGCCAGCCAGGTCGTCGTCGTGCCATCGGGTCAGCGTCACCAGGATGCAGGCGCGCTCGCCCTCAAGCCGGGTATAGAGCGTCGAGATGTACCAATCCCACACCTTGTCTCGCCACACCGTTGAGTAGGCATCGTCCTGGTTCTTGATGGGGTCATCAATGATGCCGAAGTCGGCCCCCATACCCATGATCCCGCCCCCGACCCCAGCGCTACGGTACGAGCCGCGACGGCCCACGACCTCGAAAGTCGACGCGTTGCGCAACCACGTCCCCTGGGCCACCGTCACCACGTTCTTGCTGTTCAGCGACGTACCCGGGAACACCTCCTGATAGGCCTCGGTATCCATGATGCGCTGAACGTCGCGGTTCATGCGAGATGCGAGGCTCGACGAGTACGAGGTGGCAATGATGCTGCAGTCGGGGTCCCGCCCGAGGAGGTAGGCGGGGAGGCAGCGCGAGACCAGCTCGCTCTTGCCGTGGCGGGGAGGCATGAAGACCATGAGCCGCTTGATAACGCGCTGGGCGAACTGGTCAAGCAGCTCGCATAGCAGCCGGTGATGCCAATTCGGCTGATAATGCGGTCGGGTGTAGACAGCGAAGTCGAGCATGCTGATCCGCGCGCGCGCCTTGACCTGTCGGTCCAGGAGCTCGTACAGCTCTCGAGTTTGCTCGAACGCCACGCTACTCATTTGGCCTCGTCTTGAGAAGGTGCTGGATGCGAGCCTCCAACTCCTCTTGCGTCAAGCCCTTTTCCCTGTTCTCCGTTATGGACTCTGGTTCGTTTCTGTTCAAGCGTTCAAGCTTGATTGCGTAGTCGAGCAGATTCTGGATGTGAAGGGGAATGAGAACGGGCTCCGCTCGGAGGTCGGGGTTGTCCGTGTCTCCACCGACCTTGTGGATCCAGCGCATCAGCTCAATGGAGGCGAGTCGCTGAAGGTGAGTCGAGAGCTTCAGATGGCGCTCGACCATATCGCGCGACGCGGCCCTCCTAGCCTCTTGTTGCTCGGCCAGATTCAGCTCATCGTTGTGCGCGTCGAAAGCGGCCACGCGCTTGCGCCAGTAATGCAGCCTTGACCATTGCTCGATAGTTCCCCGATATCTTTGGTCTTTGCCAAGAAGGGCTGGCACTTTCGTCAACGACCGATGACTCGGCCCGAGGTCGCGATAGGCCACGAAAGCCGCATAGGACCTCTCGGTGTCGCACGGCTGCCGTTCCCACGCCTTGGTGCCAGGAGAGGGCATCCATTCAGCTTCGCCCGCAGGTCGCAGGCCGCTCCTGTTCCTTCCCATTCTCAAAGTCCAATCAATTCAAGGAACTCCGCGCGACACCGAGCTTCGTACATGGAGCCCAGCATAGCTGACGTGACCATTTTGGACGTTGGCTGACGGACCCCTCGGCAGCCCATGCAGGAATGGTGCGCTTCAACGATGACTCCGACGCCTTTCGGCTTGAGATGGAGCTGCATCGCCTCCGCAATCTCATTGGTCAGTCGCTCCTGAACCTGCAAGCGTCGCGCGTAGCAGGTCACCAATCGGGCCATCTTCGACAAGCCGACGACGCGCTCACCAGGCACGTAGCCGACGTGGGCGATCCCTTGAAACGGGAGCAGATGGTGCTCGCACAGGCTCACAAACTGAATCCCCTTGAGCAGCACTATCTGATTGTAGGTCACCTGGAACGTGGTCGAGAGGATCTGTTCTGGGTCTTCCTTGTAGCCCGCTGTCATCTCCAAGAGCGCGCGGGTGACGCGCGCGGGGGTGTCGACAAGGCCGTCTCGCGAGCGGTCCTCTCCCATCATATCGAGCAGAGCCGCAACGGCCGCCTTGCCAGTGTCAAACTCAGGGCTGTTCATCGGATCCCCCAAAGCTTGTGCTGTTGGAGAGACAGCCTCCAATCGGGGTTCTCTCTAACTAGCTTAATACACCATTGGATGGTTTCTGTGTCAAAAAGCGACCCATTCGCAGCTGGTGAGATGAGTTTGTGCTTCGCCTTGCAGGAGGGCTTTGGAATCCCCTGCCCGAGACCTCGGACATACTTCACTTCGCTGGCATTCAGCTGCTTGACCGCGTGCTCGGCCACCTTGGGGCTGTTGACGTCGATGCTCCCATTGGTCTCGATTGCCACCCTGTAGCCTCGGATATGTAATAGCTGGACGAGGGCCTCATCGGCCTGCAAGCCCGGCTCCCCGCCAGTCAGCACGACCCAGCGACAATCCCCGCCGACGCGCCGAATCTCATCGAGCACGTCCTGGTGAGACAGCTTGCGCTGGCTCAGAAACTCGGTATCGCAATCGAAGCCATTCTCAGTCTTGGTACAGCGCACATTGCAGCCGCTGAAACGAAGAAAGATCGAGGCTTCTCCAGCTCGCATCCCTTCGCCCTGCAGCGAGTAGAAAATCTCGTTGACGTAGTAGCTCATTCGGCCTCCGCGTAGCAATTTTCCGTCTCCCAAAGCCTCACTTTGACCACGCGCACGCCCGTCTCGCGCAGCACGTGTGGACAGACAACGGTCAGTAGGTAGTAGGCCATGTTTTCGGCCGTCGGGTTGTAGTCGAGCCGGAACAGCTTTTGGTCAGGTATCGTCTCTAGCGCGTCGCCTAGCTCGTTGTCCTCGTCCCAGATGATGAAGCCATGATCCCAGTGCTCATCTATCCAGCCCCCTATCGCGTCTTTTAGAACCGAGAAGTCGATGACTCTCCCCAGCTCATCAAGCCTCGTGTCTGTGTCGTAGCGCACAGCCGTAAACTGGGCCACGTAGTTGTGGCCATGAGGGCTGTGGCACTTCGATTCGTGTTTGTAGACTCGATGGCCAGCGCAAAACTGGATACGTCGTGTGGCTGCAAGAGGCTTTACGTGCATCAGTCAAGCTCCTTCAAAATCTC